ACATCCGGCCAAATATCACGAACATCATACACAAGCTTTGCACCCTTGCACTTTGCGATGATCCATCCGGGGATACTAACCAGCGGCGGCGGAGATGTAGTGATAACAACATCAATTTTGCCCGCCTTTAGTGAAGTGAAAATGGATGTAAAGCCGAAGCTGAAATTATTGAGCATTCGCATTACAGTCGTTTTCTTCTTCATGCGAATCGCCGGAGAGTACAGGATTTTTTCCCTCCTCGACTCAATTTTTCCGTTTCCCTTATTGGTAGAACTAGCAATCACCACAACCTCATCGCCTTGATCGATGAACGCATCTGCCATCGTGCGCATTCGATAAGAACACGCTTGGGCTGTGGGATAGTACTCGTCAGTATGAATCAGTATCCTCATATGCTTATATTCTTCCTCTTTTGCTTCTCGTTTTGATCAATTTGAACTAACAGCCCAGACTCAGTCTCAAAGAGTCTGAGCCGTTTTTTCCTTATAAAGCTCTACTCGTCCTCAGCAGTGTGAGCCACACTGCCGCCATGTCTTATACCGTCACAATGAACGTTGCTACGTCCATGTTACGGTAGCTCCCGTCTTTAGTCCCGATGGTACCAATCCTCGCTACGGTAACCGCTGTCTTTAGCCCTGATGACACTATCACATGCTGCGGTAGCCCCCTTGCTTATGCCGGATTACCCCACACGAATGAGCATCTCTGCGACCATGTGTTTATCACCATCTTGCCCACATCTGCCTTGTTATCTCCAAGACCGGGATGAAATCGCAGATGATGTTATCATCGCAATCTCACCGGGCACCCCGAAACCGCTATGTGAAAGTCACCGCAATCTCGGTACATCCCCTCACGGTGCAATCAGACATAAACCCACGAGCTACCGTCGCATCCATAAAAGCGCTTTTTCGGGGCATAAAAGCTTCAATTCACACTCGTTTTGCCCTCTTTCACGCCCGGGTTCCCGGCATTTTGCACTACTAGATGCAGTATTGCAGCCTCATACAGGGCAGTCTGCCGACTTTCCAGCTTAACGCCACTGTAAGAGGCGTATTTATACCAGATTCCACTCTGGAATTTCTTCCAATTTTTAGCAGCTTGAAATGTATAAAATCATCGATATTTAGTGGCTTTCTCCACTCATTGCGGTGGTTTGGCCCTCGGAAACTCCCTCGGTACTTTCAGGCATAAACAGGATTCAACGCTGGTCGCAGAGCAAGCCACCATATTTAGTGTACATCTATTTCTTCGTGTCAATATGTAGTATTTTGCCGTGGGGACAGGGGTGCCATCAGGAATAAACATCCGTTTAGACACGAGGCAGACTTCTGCCCCTCTCCCCGGCTCCGTCAATTCAGGCACGAAGAAATAGGTGCAGTCAGGCATAAACACCCTTTCAGACACGAGGCAATCTTCCCAGAAAACACAAAAAACAGCCCACCGGGTCACCTTTCCTTCCGGCTGATCTCTCAGCTCGTTGGAAAGCAACCTGGTGGGCTGCTGCTTTTTTTCAGTTTTCTCTGCGATTGCGGAGCCTAACTTTTTCTTCTCTGCGCCATTACGCTTTGAGAGCTTTCTCTCCTCTCTGCGCCTCCTGCGTTTTCTTGTCGATTCTTCCTTCAAAGATTGGAATGGCCCGGCTCAAATCATAATTCACCAGACGGTGCTGTGGATATTCGACTCCCGGCAGCCTGTATGACCTTGTCCTGTCCCAGCCACAGCTTTGATAGATCAGGCGCACAAGCCCCTTACTTTTGATTTCATACCGGTCATCCGTGCTATGCTTTGGAAGGCGATTTGCTCCCTCCTCGTCTATCCCACAGGCTTGGATCGCAAACATCTGCTTGGCCGGGTTGTAGAGGAAATGATAAAATTCCGGCCGTCCAATCGCTTCAAGGGCGCTCTTGAAAATTGATATGCGACCGTCCGCATACCGAAATGTAAGTCCCATCATATTCTTCTGCCATGTATTTGTCTGCTTCTCAGACATTGATGCTCCTCCTCTCTAAAAAAGGGTAGACTACCCCCTTGGTGCAAAAACGGGATTTTTAAGTATTTTGTTGCTGACCGGGAAGCCCTGTGAGCATTCCAACTGAAACATAGCCGTCCATCTGCCGAACCTCCGACTCCTGTCGGTGCTGCTCAACAGGCACACCAAAAGAGCCCGCAATATCATCCGGGTAGTATCCCTTCCGGGTGTTCACAGGTTGCGCCTCTTCCTTATTCTCAGCAAAGCTGGCATCCTCCGAGGTCAAACGAGCGGTTCGGAAATCGGCAAAGACGGTCAAGGAGGAAATCGAGGCCGGCGCGCCATCCCGGACCGGTCGGTATAAGTCGAGCTGGGTGGCGACCAAGCAGGAGAAATCCAGTCAGAGCCTTCAGATGGTCGTCCATTCCAAAGACCGATACCAGCTGACGCATCTTTTGGAAAAGGGCCACGCCAAGCGCGGCGGTGGGCGTGTGGCGGCAAGACCGCACATTGCTCCTGCCGAGCAGGAGGGGGTCGAGCTGCTCCAAAGCCTCATCGAGAAAGCACTGAAGTAGGAGGATGCCATGACCCACGCAGAAGTCAAAGCGATGGTGGAAGAAATGGGGCTGCCCTATGCGTATGACCATTTTGCAGAAGGGGAAAGCCCTGATCCGCCATTCATCTGTTTTCTGTATCCGAAAGCCGCAAATTTTAGTGCGGACGGCATCGTGTACCACCACTTCAATCGGCTGGACATTGAGGTGTACACCGATTACAAAGATCCGGATACGGAGGCAGCAATCGAAGAAGTCCTGACCGCCCACGAGCTTTTCTATGAAAAGAGCGAGGCTTGGATCGAGACGGAAAAGATGTATGAAGTCCTGTATGAGCTGACCGTCTGAGTCAGCCGCAGGGCTTTTTTCACGAGAGGAGAAAGCAATGGGTAAGAAAAGCAACAAGGTCAAGTACGGCCTGAAAAACTGCCATTACGCCAAGGCAACCTTTGACGAGGACGGCGGCGTTACCTACGATACCCCGGTACGCATCCCTGGTGCGGTCAGTCTGTCCCTGGATGCCAATGGTGATATTGAGCCGTTCTATGCGGACAATATCGCCTACTATGTCGTGAATAACAACTCCGGCTATGAGGGTGATCTGGAAATCGCCCTGATTCCGGAGTCCTTCCTCACGGATATCATGCACGAGGAACTGGATGGCAACGGCGTTCTGGCGGAAAACGCCAACGCAGAACTGGAGCATTTCGCGTTCCTGTTCGAGTTCGATGGCGACCAGCGGCATATCCGCCACGTTATGTACAACTGTGTGGCAAGCCGTCCGTCCATCGAAGGTGATACCAACGAGGACAGCAAGGAGGTCAAGACCGACACCCTGACCTTGCAGGCAACGCCGCTGGCAAACGGTTATGTCAAGGCCAAGACCGGCACCAACACCAGCGACGATGTCTACAACAAGTGGTACGAGAAGGTCTATGAGCCGCAGGCAGAGGCCTCCGGTGTGGTGACTGAGGAGACTGATCCTCAGGGCTGATAAACCGAGGCAGGGCTTCGGCTCTGCTTCCTACATTATTGTATAAGGAGATTTTCAATATGAAAAAGCATCGTGTATTTTCCCTGTTCACTGTCATCTTTGTGGCTTTCCTGCTGTTCCGGTCTGTGACCATTGTCCCGACTGGTTATACCGGCGTGAAGACCAGCTTCGGTCAGATTCAGGAAACGACCATCCAAAGCGGTAAGCTGAACTTCACCGTTCCGTTCGTCCAGAGCATCCACACCGTCAACAACAAGCAGCAGGATAAGAATATTGAGGCGCAGATCTGGGGTGAAGCCTCCGACAAGACTCCGGTGTATGCCGCAGATGTCATTGTGACCTATCAGGTGCTTCCCGAAAGGAGCGCATGGTTGTACGCAAATGTGTCTGACACCAAGAATCTGGTCGGTGACGAACTGGTGGCATCTGCCATCAAGTCCGCGATGGCAGAGCTTGGCCCCAATGAAGTGACCAATCGCACCAAGATCGAGCCTCTGGCCCAGCAGAAGCTGGCGGAATCCCTGAACCAGAAGTACGGCGAGGGTGCGGTGTTCATCAATAAGGTGGTCATCAACGATATGGATTTTGAGGAAGCCTATAATACCGCTATCCAGCAGAAGTCCATCGCCCAGCAGAACGCTGATAAGCAGAAGATCGAGAACGAGGCTGCCATTGCTAAGGCAGAAGCAGATAAGCAGGTTGCAATCACCAAGGCAGAAGCGGAGGCACAGAAGACTTCCATCGCCGCAGATGCTCAGGCTGAGGCTAACCGCAAGATTGCAGAAAGCCTGTCGGATTCCCTGATCGAGTACCAGAAGATCCAGAAATGGGACGGCAGGTTGCCCACCGTCAGCGGCGGCAATGCGCTGGTCAGCATCGACCCGGCAGAGTAAGCAAGTACACGAACCGAGGGCAGGGCGGAGGCTCTGCCCTTTCTACATGAAATGGAGGATAAAGACTATGGCAGTTACGAAGAAAATCGAGATCGATGGTCAGATGGTGGAGTTCCGCGCCAGCGCAGCCGTTCCTCGTCTGTACCGCATCAAATTCGGCCGGGACATCTATAAGGACCTGCGCTCTCTGGAAAAGAGCGTGGGGGATAATGATGAGGAAAGTTCCAGCCTTGACCTGTTCAGTCTGGAGATGTTCGAGAATATCGCCTACATTATGGCGAAGCACGCCCATCCTGATCAGGTGCCGGACACACCGGATGAGTGGCTGGAGAACTTCAACACCTTCTCCATCTACCAGATTTTGCCCCAGTTGATCGAACTGTGGGGCCTGAACGTGCAGACGGAGGTAGAGGCAAGAAAAAACCTCGCAAAAGTGAGCGGGTAATGACCACCCCGCTCTTCATGCTGCGCTGTGTGCAGCTCGGGATCAGCCTCGCCGACCTCGACTTGCTGACCATCGGGTTGGTCAATGACATGTTCACAGAGCGGCAGAACGATGAGTATCCGTATCAGGAGCTGGCATCGCAGGCAGACTTTGACCGGTTCTGACCAAACTTTCGTGCTTATATTGATTGCAAAATAAGCACGAAAGTCTGCGAGGATAAAGAAAAATCCCCCAGCCGTGCACAGCTGGGGGAGAAAGAAGGTGGCCCGGAGGTCATCTTCCCGGTCTCAGACCTCGCAAGGTTACCGAAACCTGATCACTATTGAATTATAGCTGATTGGGTGAAGATAGTCAACCGAGTATATCGTGTTTACGAACCCTCTTCTGGGCAAGTTCATAAACTTCTTCATCTGCACGAACTCCGATGACAATTATCATCATGGATGTTTCAGTACGACGAAGTTGGTAAACAATGCGCAGACCAGCGGAGCGAAGTTTGATTTTCATTAAACCTGCAAGACTGGTGCTGCTATGATTGCCGAGAGGTTTTCCGTAGCCATTCTCATCGACAGGAAGAGGATTCTGCTGAACTTTCTTGATTGCTTTTAGAACAAGATTGCGCTGACTTCCATCTAAACCTTTGAGGTCTTTTTCCGCTTCTGGGAGGTATTCGACTTTCC